ATACAAAGCCCTTGAGGAGTACCGTCACCGCAAGAAGATTTCGGATGAGGAGTACAAGCTAAGGGTTGAGTTTATAAAGCAGAACGGTACAAAGGAGTGGCAAAAGGTCTTGGATATTAAGACCGAGATTGAACGGTTGGATAAGGAAGATCAGAAGTTTTTTAATGCGGAGTTGGCAAAAGTTAAATGGGTGCAGTTCTGGTGCTTTTTAGTAGCTGCCTGGATTGGTTATTACATAGTATGGGGGTCTAAGAAATGAACGAACACGAATCAGCCAAGGAAGTAGCTGGCAAAGCGATTGGCAAGCATGGCTTAATTTACATCACCATCATTGTGGCGATGGGTGTAGGAGCCTCTATAGTCCTTGAAGAATCTAAGATGGCTGCCGTCATGGGGTTACTTGGTGCATCTTTGACAGCCCTTATATCAATGCTAAACGGTGTAGCTGGAGCCAGCCCTAAGCAAGAAAAGCCTGAGTTTGAGATTATGAAAGAGCTAATTGTCCGTTTAGACAAAATGGCTGATCGTGACCCAATGAACGTTGTGGTCGACAAAGACAGAGTATTGGTTGCCAAGGGCGGCAATGAAACCACTATAGGAAGATAATCATGCTAACCCTTATATCCACAGCGTTGTCCTTCCTGATGGGTGGATTGCCTAAACTACTGGACTTCTTCCAGGACAAGGGCGACAAGAAACACGAACTGGCTATGGCTGCTATGCAGATGGAGCGGGAACTAAAACTCATGGAGGCTGGCTTTGCCGCCCAAGCCCGTGTAGAAGAGATCCGCACCGAGCAAGTCCAGATGGAGACTCAAGCCCAAGAACGCCAAGCCATGTACGCTCACGACATTGAGATTGGCAAAGGTGCATCCCAGTGGGTTATTAACCTACGTGCCTCGGTTCGCCCGATGGTGACTTATTTGTTTGTATTCTTGCTAATCGTAGTAGACATCGCTTCAATCTGGTGGGCGTGGCAGTCGGGTGCTGCCTTTGCCGAGTCAATCACTTTAATCTTTGATAGCGACGAAATGCAGATCTTGGCTTCCATTATTGCGTTCTGGTTCGGGACTCAGGCGTTTTCTAAGAAATGAACGTAAGCGATAAAGCCATCAAAATGATTAAGCACCACGAAGGTGTACGCCAGAAGCCCTATCGCTGCCCAGCTAAATTGTGGACGATCGGTGTTGGGCATGTGCTTTACCCACGGCAAGGTGCTTTGAAAATAGACGAGCGGGATGCCTACCCACTAGAAGAACGAGATAACCGCACATTCTCAATGGAGGAAGTTGATGGAATACTTAGGGACGATCTTAACCGCTTTGAACGAGGTGTTGAACGCTACTGCCCCGTTAAGCTCACTCAAGGTCAGTTCGATGCTCTTGTTAGCTTTAGCTTTAACGTTGGGCTTGGAACACTACAGCGCTCAACCCTCCGTCAGAAGGTTATTCGTGGGGATATGGAAGGGGCTGCGGAAGAGTTCTTGAAATATACGTTAGCTGGCGGTAAAGTACTGAAAGGGCTAGTAACCCGCAGAAACGATGAACGTGCCTTATTTTTATCTTAGGGTAATCCCGTATGCCATTACAGAAACTACAGTTTAGACCTGGAATCAACCGAGAAGGTACTGATTACTCCAACGAAGGCGGCTGGTACGCATGCGATAAGGTACGTTTTCGCTCTGGCTTTCCTGAAAAGATTGGTGGCTGGATACGGCTATCGAACGAAGCGTTCTTAGGCATTGCCCGTGCGCTTTGGAACTGGGTTACGCTAGACGGCTCTAATCTACTGGGGGTCGGTACTAACCTGAAGTACTACATCGAAGAAGGTGGCGATTACAACGATGTTACGCCTTTACGTACTACCTTTACCGCTGTTACTACGCCCAATACTGTTAATTGCATATCTACCACCAACGGGTCAAACGTAGTTACTGTAACCATTGCGGGCTATGGTGGACTGACAGGTGACTTTGTAACCGTATCGGGTGCTAATGCAGTAGGTTCTATTACGGCGTCTGATTTAAACCAAGAACATCAGATTACCTACATTGACACGACTCAGTTCAGTTTCGTTGTGGCTAATACGGCCAACACAACCGTGACTGCTGGCGGTGGCAATACCATAAGCATGGCGTTTCAGATTCAAACTGGCTTGGATACCTTTGTTACTGGTACAGGCTGGGGTGCTGGATCGTGGCCTACTTACATTCAAACAACCCTAACCAATCCGTTTACTTCAACAATCGGGACTACGACAGTTACAGTAACGCAAGCTGCACATGGGCTATCTAACGGTAATTCAGTTTACTTTAACAGCATCTCTGGCAACGTATGCGGCATTGCAGCAGCGCCGATTACTAAAGCCTTTCCTATCACGGTGGTCAATGCAAATGCCTACACCTTTTCTACTGTTATTGGCTCTAACACTTACACTACTAGCTCTGCAGGCCCTACTGGAGGGACTGTTGTAGTTTCGACCCCTGTTGCACCATTTAGAGGCTGGGGTACGGCTGCTGATGTGGGTATTGGACAGCAGTTGCGTCTATGGACAAATGACAACTTTGGTGAGGATTTGCTAATCGCTCCTCGTGGTGGCGCTATCTATTACTGGGATGCAACCCTTGGAATTACCGAGCGGGCTAAGTTACTAAATACGGTTTCAACCAACAATGGGTTCCAAGGGCAGTTTGTTCCCAACAAAACCAATCAGATTATTGGTTCGTCCATCCAGCGATTTGCGATTGCGTTTGGTTCTAACCCGTATGATCCGCTTGATGCCAACACAACTTTTGACCCCTTATTAGTTCGTTGGTCTGACCAAGAGAATCCGTTTGAGTGGGTTCCAGCAGCTACCAACCAGTCAGGCGAATACCGTCTTAATATTGGCTCGTTCATTATGACTGCCAAGTCAACTCGTCAAGAGATTTTGATTTGGTCAGATGCCGCTATTTACTCCATGCAGTATCTTGGTCCACCCTATATTTGGGGTTTCCAGTTGTTGCAGGACAACATAACTATTATGTCACCCAATGCGGCAATCACAATTAACAACGTTACCTACTGGATGGGTACGGATAAGTTTTTCATGTACTCTGGTCGTGTTGAAACCTTGCCTTGCGCTATCTGGCAGTTTATTTTTGACGATATTAATAAAGACCAAGCCTATCAGGTCTTTTGTGGTTCTAATGAGTCGTACAGTGAGATTTGGTGGTTCTATTGCTCACAAAACAGCAACGATATAGATAGCTATGTCATTTATAACTACCTTGAGCGCACCTGGGCGTATGGCACGATGGAGCGTACTGCTTGGTTAGATTCTGGTTTGCGTCAATACCCAATGGCAGCCGATGGCACAAACAAGCGTATCCTCTATCACGAAGCCGCAGTAGATGACGTATCAGGATTAACTCCTGTACCAATCAGTGCTTATATCCAGTCCTCAGACTTTGACATCGGTGACGGACACAACTTTGGATTTGTATGGCGCATCCTGCCTGATATTACGTTTAACGGTTCCAGTGCCAATACTCCAGCCGTAACTATGCAAGTCAAGCCTCGTAGAAATTCTGGTGCTCCTTATGGTACGGCGGATGACCCAAGCGTTACCAGCACTCAGAACTATACGAACGTCAGAACCTACGATATTCAAGAATTTACTGGTCAGGTATATACCCGTTTACGGGGTCGTCAGATGGCATTTAGGATTACCTCCACAGATTTAGGTGTAGCTTGGCAGTTAGGCACTCCCCGTATAGATATCAGAAATGATGGTCGCAGATGACCATTCCAAGAGCTGCACCCCTTCGCCCACCGAAAGCACCGAACCTGCTGGTAGCACCAGTAGACTATCGCCAGCAATATATAGACCAGCTAAACAACGCCCTGCGTCTGTACTTCAATCAGATTGATAACGGCATGGCTTCATTGCTATCGCCTTCTGGTGGGGGGCTTTTACAGTTTCCAAACGGTGCGTTCTCTCAAGATGGTTTTACAACTTTAACTAACGCCATACCGAACTCAAGTTCAACTGCAAATATTGTCGTTGCCTCTACTACTAATTTTGCATCTTCTGGCACTCTTCTTATTGAAGAAGAATTAATTGGGTACACAGGCAAGACAGCTACTACTTTTACTGGAATTACTCGGTCTATATACGGTTCTAGCGGTTCCTCGCATTCTGCGGGCGTTTATGTAACAGAAGCTCAAGGTGTGGTATCTGCAAGTACGGCTTTAGCTATTCCATACGATACAACAGATACCAGCAATGAAGTAGCCCTAGACCCCGCAGATAACACCAAAGTCGTGTTTGCCGTGGCTGGGTATTACAACGTCCAGTTCAGTATCCAGCTTATAAACTGCACAACTGGGATAGATAACGTAGTTCTTTGGTTTAGGAAAAACACGTTAGATATAG